GCTCCAGGGGAGCACCCTCCGGGTGACCCGCCTGGACGTGTGCGGTAACCCCGAGTTCGGGGAGTGCGCGTTCGGGGTGTCCGACGGCTACGTGTCGGCCACCATCACCCCCAACACCGAGGATGGCGAGCGGTTCCTCCAGCGGACCGCCAACGGCAACGCCATCATCAACCAGCGCGGTAAGCCGCTGCTCAACTGGTATGACGTGGAGATCGAGTTCCAGGAGGTGGACCCCGAACTGTTCACCATCCTGACCGGGCTCCAGCCGTACATGGACGACCAGGACCGGGTGATCGGTTTCCCGGTCACCGAGTCCGACTTCGCCACGGCCAACTTCGCGCTGGAACTCTGGATGGGCAACGCCGAGGAGGCGTGCCTCCCGGGCTCCCTGCCGTTCTACGGCTACAACCTGCTCCCCTGGGTCGTGGAGGGCGCGCTGTCCGACGACATCGTGATCACCAACGACCTGATCACCATGAAGATCATGGGTCGCACGCGGAAGGGCACCCCCTGGGGTGTCGGCCCGTACGATGTCGTGGTGGACCAGGCGGGCGACCCGTCGCCGCTGTTCACGGCCATCGCGGACGACACGCACCACCTCCCGATCTGGACCCAGCTCGCTCCGCCCGAGGCGGAGTGCGGTTGCCAGTCGCTCAGCTCCTGATCGAGCTGGATACTTCCCCGTCATTCCTGTAAGGTTAGGGAGTGGCGGGGAAGTCTCGTCTGGGGAGGAGATCATGGGATTTTTGGACGGCAAGCCCAAGCGCGGCAAGCACGAGTCGATGCCGCTCTCGGAACTGCTCAAGAAGTCCGACAAGGAGATCAACAAGCTGATCAAGTCGGGCGAGGTGCCTACCGAGTTCACCAGCGCCAAGGTCATCCGGAAGGCGGCCCGCAAGGACAAGCGCCAGACCGAGCGCGCGCTGGGCGGGGACCGCAACGCGCTGGATTCGGCGCTCGGCGTGATCGCCGGACTCCGGGGCGGCGGCGCCCAGAACTACAAGGCCAACGTCCCGCTCAAGGACCAGATGCACCCGAGCGCGTATAAGGCGCTCCTCCACCGCGAGGCCCGGAAACAGGGCCTCCTCTGATGGCGGTCGTGGCGTGCCAGACCTGTCACGGCAACGGGACGATCTTGAAAGAGGTCAAGCCCGGGGTCTGGAAAGAGGTCAAGTGTCCGGCCGGGTGCAATGACGGCAAGGTGGAGAAGCGGCTCCTCTGACAATCAAGTGTCAAGAACAGGCCCGGCGGGGAGGTTCCCGCCGGGCCTCGCCGTTCCCGTACGCTGGACCCACGCACCCAAGCTTGACCTGGAGGACTCAATGGCTCAGCCCTGTATGCCGTGGGAGGTGGACCCGGAAGCCCTCGGCGTGTGCTCGGGCTGGGCCGACTACTCCCAGGAGACCAAGGACCAGGCGCTGGTCCTGGCCTCCATGTTCCTCTGGGCGGCCACCGGCCGCCGGTACGGCTCGTGCCCGGTGACGATCCGGCCCGCTCGCTCGCGCGCCTGGGAGCCGGTCCAGTACCAGGTCTTCCCCGTCACGCCGGGCGCCCAGGGCCTGAACCAGCCCGGCGGCCCGTTCCTGTTCGGCGGCCAGTGGTTCAACGCCGGGTGCGCTACCGCGTGTTGCGGCAACCGGGAGTGCGCCCTCGTGCTCCGGGGGCCGGTCACCGGCGTGGAGGACGTGTTCGTGGACGGGGACCTGGTCCCGGCCAGCGCGTACCGCGTGGACGTGAGCCGGGGCGTCTACCTCCTGGTCCGCATCGATGGCGAGTGCTGGCCGATCTGTCAGAACTTGACGGCCGAGCCGACCGAGCCGGAGACGTTCGAGGTCACGTACGACGTGGGCGTAGCCATCCCGGCCGCTCTGCTGACCGCACTGGCCCTGCTGGCCTGTGAGTACGGCAAGAGCCTGACCGGCGGCGCGTGCTCGCTCCCGGCCCGCATGACCCGGCTGTCCCGCCAGGGCGTGGAGGTCGAGGTGGCGCCGCCCGACCCGGAGAACGGCCTGACGGGGATCAAGATCGTGGACGACATCGTGACCGCGCTCAACCCGAGTCGGCGCCATTCTCCTCCCCGGGTGATGTCGCCCGACCTGGAGAACTGCGACCGGATCACCGTCGTCCCGGCGGGGAGCTGACATGGCCGTCTCGGACCCGGTCGTGATGCCGCTCGCCCGGGAGCTGCTGGAGTGCTACACGGTGGAGCTGGACAAGCTCCTGGCTCCGCCCAGCTCGGTCGGGCTCCGGCCCGGCTCGGTGGTTGACCTTCTGATGTCAACCTCGGACGACGAGTGTTGCGCCGGGCTCGCCTGGGTCCGGCCCGCCTCGTTCAACCCCACGTCCGGCCCGTTCCCGACCCAGCCCCAGAGCGCCCAGAAACAGGGTCCGCTCGCCTGGGCGGTCAACCTGGAGCTGGGCTACGCCCGGTGTGCGCCGACCCCGGACGCCAGCTCGATCCCCACGAACGCTCAGTGGGACGAGGTCACCCAGGGCGTGATGGACGCGGGCGCCGCCATGCGGCGCGCCGTGTGCTGCTGGATCGAGCAGCACAAGCCGATGGGGGCGCAACAGGCCCTTGTCGGCCAGTCCTCGTGGATCTCGGTCGAGGGCGGTTGCGTGGGCCTCGTGCTGCCCGTCACGCTCCAGGGTCCGGCATGTGATTGCGCGGACGCCGGTCCCACCTCATCCTGACGGCAGGAAGCCCCCGGGGACTCGCGCTCCTCCGGGGGCCTCCGCCTCGTTCTTCCAACCTTACAGCCGTGCCTACCTTGATCACAATGGTCTGACCGATCGGAGTCCGCGATGACCCGCCACCAGCTCGTGGTGAACGTCCCGGCGCTCAACGGCGTGGGGATGGAGGAGGCCCGTAAGTCGGTGACCCGAGTCGTCCGCCAGACCCTGAACCGCTCGGCCGTGCTCTGCCCGGTGGACACCGGGCTCTTGCGGGCGACCGGCCAGAGCAGCGTTTCGGCCCACGGCCTCGTGGTCGTCGGGGAGGTCAAGTACACGGCCAACTACGCGGCGGCCGTGCATGAGGGCCGCCGAGCGCTGACCATCCGGGCCAAGGGAAACGGGCGGCTCCGGTTCGTCGTGGACGGCCGGGTCGTGTTCGCCCGAGAGGTCCACCAGCCAGCGCGCGCCGGGCGGCCGTTCCTGCGGACCGCCCTGGAGGAAGTGGCCGCCCAGAACGGCTACACGACCAGCCGGTGAGATGTCCGCCTGTTAGGTGCTAGCCTGACAGCATGACGACCGAGACAGAGGTGGCCGAGCCCACCGAGGAAGCTCCCGTAGAGCTTCCCGTGATGTTCATGGACCGTGAGATTTTCTCGCGTATGCCCAGCCCGGAGCAGTTGATCGTGTGGCAGCGCACGATCAAGCGGCTGGAGGGCGCGCCTATGGACGCGTCCTGGACCGGCTCCGAGGTCATGGCCGCGCTCGAACGGCTCCGCAAGATCGTGGACACGCTCATGGTCAACCGGGCAGATATCGACTGGCTGGACGAGCAGTTCCTGGACGAGACGGTCACGTTCAAGAGCCTGGCCCCGTTCATCACCGACGTGGTGACCGCTTTCCAGGAGTTTGCCGAGGCCCAGGGCAACCGGGAGACCCGGCGCGCCACCAAGAAGACCACGGCCAAGAAGGCGACCAGGAAGGCGGCCACGCGATGACGAGCCCTGCCCTCGGCTCTGCCGAGCACGCGGCGATGATCACCGAGGGGAGGCACCCGGGCGTGGTTACCGCGCTCGCCTGGCTGGCCTTCTCTCACCTCCCCGAACCGCTCCAGGATCTCTCCCGGCCGGTCTACCAGACCGCCGTGGAGCTGATCGTCCGCATCCCGAACGACTCGGCCGAGCTGACCACCGCGCTGAACACGCTGGTGGAGGCCAAGGACTGGTTCGTCCGCGCGGGCATCCGGAGCGACCAGGGCAAGCCCGGCCCGGTGCCGCGCCCGTCCGTGGTCGTGGACCCGCCGGTCAGCGTCGCGGGCACCCTGCCCAACCACCCGAGGTTCGGCCAGGCTCAGCTCCCGGTCCGGCCGGATCAGCGGCTCCCGGGCCGCCCGATCCAGGATCGGCCCCAGGCATGAGCGCCGAGTACACCGAGACCGAGGCCGACCCGGGCGACGCTGAGGGCCGGGTCCTGGAGACCCTGGCCGAGGGGATGCCGTACGCGTTCGTGGTCGCCACGGCGCTGGACCCGGACCTCAACATCCGGGTGGCCAGCGGCAACGACGTGGGCACCATCCGGGCGTTGCTCGGCCAGACGCTCCGGGCATTGCCTGGCGGCGCCGGTGAGATCAGCGACGGGTTCCACACGTTCGAGGAGCTGTACGACCACCGGCGCGCGCGGACCGCGCAGCTGGCTGGCGCGGCGGCCCGCGCGGGCGACACC